CCATTTATTTCAAAACCCTCGATGATTACATCTATTATGTCAAAATGCAGCGCGAAGAAAATGGCCAAAACTGTCCCGTTTTGTTTTTACAAAAAGAGGTCAACAGCCAAGGCGACGACGTTTTCCGATTTCGACCCAATCCTCTACAATTACAGGGCGGACTCCCTACCAGTCCGAACAATGATGATCGTATGTCGAAACTGATTGCCGACTATTTCAAAGGCAATCCATCTGCCAGTCAAATGCTACCTTCTGTCAAAAACTCGCGTCGAAATAACGATGATTCCATAGAATCTTTCCAAAGTGGACCCTTGGCATTTAACCAAGGCCAAACCCTGCCTCAAACCTATTCCGACGATATCAATTTGGAATCTTCGCCTTTCAACAATAATATTCCTCCCTACATAAGCCAATACAATGATGCAAATATGGAAAATCCTCCATACAACCAAGGATATTTTGGATTTGATCCCTACGATCAATATGTGGGAAAATACACGGCGATTGATGAGATTCACGATGTGCAAAACCAAACCAATGCAATGGATGACAATTGGGAGGGCAACGAATATAGCCAATATATGTTTGACCGTAATACGTTGTCTCTACAATAAAACGGCAAATGACTTTTTACAAAAGTCATTTAGCCAAGAATATACTACGCGCACGATAAATAGTGAACAATGTTTTGAATCGCTAAACTGCTTATCTTACGTGGTTTGTCTTTGCACATATAGGTGATTCCATCTAAAGCTTTCGGATTTTCTTCCAAGGCGTGGATCAATTTCGCCAATGTCTCGTATTTTTGCATAATGGATACTGCATAAACGGAACTCACCGAAGGTATTTGACACAGCATAATTTCGCCAATGTTTTGCTGAGTAATGTTTTCCTTCTTCACCTTTTTCACAACGGAACAATAGGATTCACCCGCGCCAAGAGAAGAAGGGTCCTCGGAATTCGTGGGTGCCATTGTCCAAGGCTGCTTCCCGCGATCCAGATCGCGTTCGACTTTGTTCGTCATTGCTATTACCAGTTCGGCCGTTTCTTGGATCGACGATGTTCGAATTACGCTAAATCCTTTGAAGACGTTTAGACTGGTAATGGCCGAATAGACAATCTTTTTGTCCATCGGCGATATTTGCGACAATATGCCTTCAATGATATAGACAATGTTATGCGGCGGCAATTGAGAGGAGTGGATGAGTCGATAGGACTGCTCTTCATATCTACCGTCTTTGATACTGGCAAGCAAATCATTCAGGGTTTTGCGTTCCAAAATCAAAAACGGCTGATCGTCGCGTGTAATCAAAACATCCCCTAAAGGAAGGACTTGTTTGGTAATGTCTTCGTTGGACGGAATCGATTTGCATTTTTCAAACAATGGGGTTTCGCGTTCATCGAGCACGATTTTCATTTTTTTCGTTTTCACCTTGGGGGCCTTTTCTTTTGGGGCCTTTTCTTTTGGGGCCTTTTCGTTTGGGGCCTTTTCGTTTGGGGCCTTTTCATTTGTTGTTGTGGACTCCATTTTACACCATACACACAGTAGTCTTTATGTAGTTTCTTTCTCCGGGTCTATCTTGGACCCGAAGACCAAAAATACAAAATGCGATGTTTTGTATTTTTATATTTCTACATCATTCGTGGATAGTAAGCTGCCTAACGACGGTTAGTACGCATACAACGAGTCCAGTAGCTGTTGCCATTGGTCCAAGATGATACAGGGCGAGACTGGCAGACATTGGGGTTGAGTGTAGTCTGAAGACCAGGAACACCGCTAATTGGCAAGAGGGTATCTCTCGACTGATGGGTCTTGAGATAACTTCTAAACTGGTAACCTCTACCAATGATATGGGCAAAACCTGCCTTATTCGGACCACCTCCCTGAGGTTGATTGACTATGCTCGAAATATAAGAAACTCGTTTGGGACCACTGAGAACCATTTTTACTATATTATACAACAATACAATATTTTTTACAAAGTTGATTTTCCAGCGATTGTTTATGAAAGAATATAAACATTACTTCAAGTATATACTATAACCCCTTCGCATTCATCTTATTGACAAATAAAATGAATTCAATGTACAACGACTTGGAAAGAAATACGGTTGCCAATGAGACGACCTATATTTACGACCCATACAATCCTCTAAATCAAGAAATCACCGAAGCCGAAATTCGACACATTCTTGGAAAATATGGTATTACGAGTCCGATTCATAATATCCATTTGTACAAACGAGCCTTTGTTCATCAGTCCTATGTCCGAAGACTGGATCTAGAAAACAATCCGAATATTACAATTATGCCTAAACCAGATGGTTGTTTGCCATTGAGTACGAAATCCAATGAACGCCTGGAATTTTTGGGCGACGGAGTCTTGGACTGTATTACTAAATATATCCTCTACCGTCGATTTCCCAAAGAGAACGAGGGGTTTATGACCGAAAAGAAGATTGCCCTGGTGAAAAACGAGTCGATCGGCAAAATCGCCCAAGAAATGGGGCTTCAAAAGTGGCTGATTTTGTCTAAATATGATGAACAAAAACTCATTCGAAACAATTTGAAGAAGTTGGGATGTTTGTTTGAGGCCTTTTTAGGAGCAATGTTCTTGGACTTTAATCGCATCTCCGTAAAAGACGACGATGGATGGTTTCGCGATTTGTTTGTCACGGGTCCCGGGTTTCAAATGGTACAAGTCTTTGTGGAAAATGTATTTGAACAACACGTCGACTGGATTGAGATTATTCGAAACAACGATAATTATAAAAATCTATTGCAGGTGCGCATCCAAAAGGAATTCAAAACCACTCCGGAATATCTGATATTGTCAAACAATGCCGTCGATGTAGATGTCAATTTTCATATGGGTGTGTTTTTGTGTCTGGGGCAACCGATTCACAATGCTTCCATTTCATCAGCCTTGCCGATTTCCACATTCAAATCCTTTGACGAAATTCATCAAACTATGTCGGAACGTGGCAAAATATTTGTTTTGCTAGGAAAGGGTGTGCATAATGTGAAGAAAAAGGCGGAACAATTGGCGTGTGAATCCGCGTTGTCTATTTTGCAATCGTGGTAATTTGATCAGATTCGGTTTGATCTCTATTCGTGGATAAATATACCTTAGACTTGGATAAGTAAAAACTATATTATTTACTTTTTGGCTGGCTTCACGGCAGAACCGGCTGGCTTCACGGCAGAACCGGCTGGCTTCACGGCAGAACCGGGTTGGTTTTCACCAGACACAATTCTACCTGCCATAATTCTACCTAATGGACCATTTCTATTTATATTTAGTGTTCCATCATTCGAATTGGCAGTTCCTTTCGAACTAGTACTAGATCTCGTAGAATTTTTGGAGGGTCTTGTTTTCTTTTTATTGAGGAGAGGTTTCTTTTTATTGGAGGAAGGTTTCTTTTTATTGGAGGAAGGTTTCTTTTTATTGGAGGAAGGTTTCTTTTTATTGGAGGAAGGTTTCTTTTTCTTGGTTCCTTTTTCGAATGATTCCTTTAAGAGGAACAATGAATACGTAGACATCAATATGAGTGTGAACAAAAGTGCGTGTATAAATGCGACTTGATACAATTTACCTTTTGCCGGAAGTCGTAAAAACACGCCGGGTGTCAAGCAAAATGCTAATGCAACGACAAAAATAAAGAGTGCGGACTGAAACATTTTTGACTTATATATTATATATTAGATCAATATAATATAGTAAGGAAAATACAAAATGATGAAACAATTACATTTAGAAGAATTGAAAATAAAAAAGGCACCCAACCAGGTTTTTGCAAAGGGTTTGGATGTACATATTGCCAAACTTCCAAAAGTGGATTCCAATGAAGATCCAGAACCGGACACAAATGATGCTAAAGAACCCGCCCCAAAACGCCAACCCACCCTGATTGTTGACAAACGGGCAACTTCTAAAATAGATCGATCGACGATTTTGCAAAAACTCCAAGAATCCAATGTGTTTCCTGTAAAACGCGAACAAGCAAAATCCCAAATGCCACCTCCAACCATCCAAGAAGTTGGACAACCCGCGATGGTAAATCTCACTACCAAAGACGTGAATCTACAAGAAGAAAAACAAGAAAAACAAGAAGACGAGGAAAAACAAGAAGAAGAGGAAAACCCCGCGATTCCAAAGACGAAAAAAGCAAAACATCCCATTCTGGTTAAACACGACACACTCATCGATGTCGATAAAGACGCCGAAATCAATGGAAAACGCGTTTCCGAATTGATCCCCAAAAACACGATTCACAAAATTCCCGTACAAACATCCTCGTTTTATCTAAACAATCGCAAAAAGTTTATCCAACAATTGCTGCCCCATTTTTCGAAATACCAGAAAGACATCCAAGCCTCGGAAAATGATTCGTGCGATGCCAAGTCCAAGAAATCGTCCGAGTTCAAACTCCTCATTCACCAAGAAGTCGTCCGAGATTACCTAAACCTCTATTCTCCCTATCGTGGTCTCCTTTTATATCACGGTCTGGGTTCGGGAAAAACCTGCACTTCCATCGCCATCGCCGAGGGAATGAAGTCGCAAAAGAAAATCTATGTGATGACCTTGGCCTCGCTAAAGGCCAATTTTTTCGACCAAATGAAAGAATGTGGCGATCCGATGTACAAGCAAAACCAATACTGGGAATTCGTGTCCATTGAGGGCCAGCCCGACCTCTTGCCCATCTTGGCCAAGACACTCTCCCTTTCTAAAGAAACGATCCAGAAAAATCGCGGTGCGTGGATGGTCAACGTCAAAAAAGCCTCGAATTTCGCCGATCTGGCGGATGAAGACAAGGTTTTGCTCAACAAACAATTGGACGAAATGATTCGTTCGAAATACATTGATTTGAACTACAACGGCTTAAACTCGAACATTTTGTCGAAAATGACGGATGATCATACGAAAAACCCGTTTGATAATAGTGTTATCATTATTGACGAGGCCCATAATTTCGTCAGTCGAATTGTCAACAAGTTGAAACAGAAAAACTCGATTTCGTATCGTCTCTATGAATATCTAATGTCCGCTGAAAATGCGCGTGTGGTTTTGCTTTCCGGCACACCGATTATCAATTATCCCAACGAGATTGGCATTATGTTCAACTTATTGCGCGGATATATCAAAACGTGGACGTTTTCCATTGTCCTTACGGCAGAAGGTGCCGCGAACAAACCCAACCGGGATACGATCGTTCAATGGTTGC